CCGGAGAACACCATTGCGGGGCAGCCGTAATGTCCGTCCTCGACATGTGGTCCGTATGTGACCGCTGCGGCTTCGATTACAAGCGTCGCGATCTCCGCAAGGAAACTACCAACTTCGTCGTTTGTCACTCCTGCTATGACGGCCTGTTCGACAAGAAGAGCCATCCCCAGAACAAGTCGGCCAAGCCCCGCCGCGAACTCAAGCAAGTTCCTGACGCGCGGCCTGACCAGACCAACTATGGTTCCTAGTCATGGGGATGAATGTCTGGTCCCTTTGTGACCGCTGCGGCCAGAAGTACTACCGCCGTCAGCTACGCAAAGAGTCTACCAACCTCGTCGTCTGCTCGTCCTGCTACGACGGTGCCTACGATCTAAAGAAGCATCCTCAGAACCGTCCGCCGCGCCCGCGCTTCGAATCCCGTAAGGTTCCTGACGGCAGGGCACAGGCGGTCCTCATTAACTATCTGGCCCAAGAGAACGGGGCTTTTCTACTCTTGGAGAGCGGGGGTGAAATCATCGTGACGCAAGTTGTGTGGAACCCCTCCTTGAGTTCGTCGCCGTAGGACCCCGCCGATGGACATCAAGCTCCTATTCGATTTCGTCGCTACCTTCCTGTGGCCCCTGCTCATGGCGTATGGCGCGTACTTGCATCGGGAGATCTCGGCTGTGCAAACCAAATTCGAGAACCTGCAAGAGGCCCATCACAAGCACGTCGCCCAAGTCAACAAGGACTTCGCCACCCGCGAGGTTGTCTCCGATCTTGAAAATAAACTGACAACTGTGCTAAATAGAATCGACGATAAAGTAACACGCATCCTTGAGGAGCGCAAGTAATGCCCTCGACTTATGACCCTCTTCTCCGCCTAGAACTTCAAGCGACAGGTGAGAACGCCACTACCTGGGGTGTTAAGACCAACAACAACCTTGACCTCATCGCCGCCGCCATTGCGGGCGTCACGAACCTCACGGTGGTGTCGGGTGATACCAGCCTGACGACCGCTAACGCATCGACCGACCAAGCTCGTAGCGCCATTTTGGTTCTGCAAGGAACTCCTGCTGGCGACGCCAATCTGATTGTGCCGGCCTCGCCCAAAACCTACGCTGTTGTCCGTAACACCGGGGGCAGCTTCAACATCACAATCAAGCAGCCAAGCGGCACCGGAACCGTGCTGCCCGCTACGGGAACTGAAATTGTCGTCTGTACCAGCGCCACTTGCGTCGGCCTCTCAACTTCTTTTGCTGCCCAAGTCAGCGTGATTGCCGCTCAAGTCAGCGTCCTAGACGCTCAGAACTTCCGTATCATCGAGTAGGCCGAATGTCGGCAACCCTGCAAGACCAGCAGCTAACGAATCTAAATTTCAGGGTAGGGGTCGTCAAGGAAAAGACGCGCCTCGACGCTGGCGGTTTCTGGACTGACGCCGATAAGATCCGCTTCCGCTTCGGGCGACCGGAACTTATGGGCGGCTGGCAGCGCATCATTGACCAGTCGCAGGACGACAAAATCTTCGGCGTTCCCCGTTACCTGACTGTCGTCCGGAACCGCCTTGGCCAAGGCGCCGCCTTCATTGCCACCAACTCGGGCGTATTCTCTTCCGAACTTTCCACCTTCTACAATCTGACGCCCATCGTGTCCACCCTCGCGTCCAGCAATCTGCTGTCGACGACGGCGGGCTCGACCAAAGTCATTGTCTCCGTTTCCGCCCATGGTCTTGCCAACGACACCCTCATTGAAGTAGTCTCCGCAGCGACGACCGTCGGCGGCAACATCGTGCTAAATCCGGTCTCTTCGGTGACAGCCCTTTTCCCGGTCAGTGTCATCGGCCCAAACAGTTTCGAGATCGACGTGGGCGTTACAGCCGTGGGTACGTCTGTGGGTACAGGGGGCGCCATCACCATCAGCTTCTGCTACAATGCGGGCAACATTTCGACGGCTTTGCAGGCGGGCTGGGGCACGGGTTTTTGGAGCGGTAACTTCGGCTGGGGCACTCCTGCCGGCAACTTCCCTGTCCCACTTCGTCAATGGTCCGCCGATCTGTGGGGCACCAACATCATGGCTGTTCCCTCTGGCGGCCCTCTCATGTATTGGGACACCGGCTCCGGCATCACTAGCCGCCTCACTATCGTGACTGCCGCGCCTTCCGTCAACCAGATTGTTCGCGTCGCCTCCGAAGCTAGGCACGTTCTCCTTTACGGCACCCACGCCATAGCCGGATCTTTCGACCCGCTCCTAATCCGCTGGTGTTCGCAAGAAGACTTCACGGACTGGACGCCCTCCGCCACCAACACAGCCGGCGACTACCCGCTGCCGAGCCGTGGCTCCGAAGTCCGCGCTGTCAATCGGGTCGGGGACAAGACCGCTATCCTGACCGACACCGACCTATACATCCAGTCTTACATTGGCGGCAATGACGTCTTCGGTTTCACGGCAGCAGCAGAACAGTGCGGTGTCATTTCCCGTAACGCGGCCATCGAGTATGGCGGCACCCTCTATTGGATGTCGAACAACGGCCAGTTCTACCGGTACGACGGGCGCGTCACTTCCCTCGAATGCACCGTGCTGCGCTTCATCTACGACAATCTCGATACCGACAATCTCGAAAAAATCTACGCAGGCACCATCTCGACCTTCGACGAAATCATTTGGTTCTACCCGTCGACGGCCTCCCCTGACGGCGAAAACGACCGCTACGTCACCTACAACGTGGTCGAAAAGCATTGGTCCATTGGCACCATGTCCCGCACCGTGTGGCAGGACAGCGGCACCTTCGCCTACCCGCTCGCCATCGACGCCCAGCCTTACGACCTTTTTTATCAAGAGTTTGGTTACACGGCGGACACCTCTGCACTGGGCTCCAACCTACAGGGCGCTTACTTCGACCAGCAGGAGGGCAACAACATCATGTTCGCCAACAAGTTCGTGCCCGACTTCAGCAACCTCGCGGACAACACGCCCTACAGCGGCACCCTTCAAGTTCAACTGCAAGCCCGCAAGTACCCCGGCGCCCCCGTCGTTACCAAGGGTCCCTTCACCATCACGGGCACCACCCAGAAAATCTCGTCTCGCCTTCGTGGCCGCGAGTTCGCCATCCAAATCCAGTCCTCCACTTCCTCTAGCGTGCCGTGGCGGATGGGGCAACTTCGCATGGCAATCGAGCCTGACGGCCTCCGATGACCCGCCGTATTTCCTCCCGTACCTTCCCCGCCCCGCCCGCCGAGTGGGACGCCTCTTCGAAGGACGCTTGGAACCAGCTTACCAAGGTACTCGAACAGAGCGATCTCTTCGACCTAGGCCGGCGCACCCGCCCCCAGTTCATTATTCAGGGCACCGTCAGCGCCCCACTCACCGTTGACATGACCAATCCTTCCGTCACTGCCCTAACCAACGTCGTCGGTAAACTCCTGCTCGCCCTTCAATCTTCTAACTTCGTCGACGTCAGGTAGGTTTACTTTCTAGTATTCCCGTGCTATAATACGCATCAGAAGGCCTGCCATGTCCGACACAAATTCCTCTCCCTTTGCCGCGACTACCGCTCTGGAAACGCTTGTTCCCGGCGAAGAGGACTTTACTGTCACCACGATGGCCCCGGCCCTAGAGGCTTTCGCTCCCGTCGAAGAAGACTTCACTGTCACTACGATGGCCCCTGCGTCTGCCCCGCCGCCTCCTTCTGCGCTGGCCCCCTCTCAAATTGCTGATTACATGGCCCGACTTGTGCGTGCGGCTGCTCAAGGGGATGCGGAAGCCGCTGCCCTGCTCAATGCAATTCAGGCAGCAGGCGGCCCGGCCCGCGTCTTTCAGGATGCCGGTGCGGCTGACCCCGGCCTTCGCTCCAACATCTCGGCACTCCTCGGCGCGCCCGCTTCCACCTCCGCCCCTGCTACCGGCGCACTCGACACCCTGTCCCGCGTTTATACGCCGCCTGCACTAGGATCGTTCGATCCCCTCACCGCCTCCATCAGCGGTAACATCCCCTCCTTCTTCAGCTACCGCCAACGCCCCACTCCCACTCCCACTCCCGATACTGGAGATGGTGGTGACGGCGGCGGTGACGGTGGCGGTGATGGCGGCGACAGCGGCGACTCTGGTGACAGCGGCGACTCTGGTGATTCCGGAGATTCTGGCGACGGTGGCGATTCCGGCGACAGCGGGGATTCTGGTGATTCCGGTGATTCCGGCGACTCTGGGGACTCTGGGGACGGCGGTGATGCTGGCGACGCTGGTGACGCAGGAGACGCTGGCGATTCCGGCGACAGTGGCGATGCAGGCGATGCAGGCGATGCCGGTGATGCTGGTGACGGCGGTGACGGTGGCACTACCACTACCACAGATGGCACTGTCACTGACGGCGCTTTGGGTGAACTGACCGACGGCACCGTTACTGACGGTACTACCACTACTACTGACGGGGGAACCACTACCGAAGGCGGCCTAGACGGGCTGGGCGGACTAACCAACGCCGGTAGCACAACGGATCTGGGCGCGCTAGCTGACATTGCCAATGCCCAAGCATCTCAAGCGACAGCCACTACTACCGATAATGTTGCCGACCAAGCTGACACTGCGACTGATTTGGGCGCGCTTGCAGACATTGCCAATGCTCAAGCATCCGCTCCCGGCGCCGTCACTACCACTGCCACGCAGAATGTCGCCACGCAGAATGATGCCACCGTTGCCCCTGCAACCACTACGCAACCCCAGAGCCAAGAGCAGCAGCAGCAATCGGCGCAAGAAGCTGTAGTTGACGTTGACGCTGCAATGCAGGATGCTATAGAACAGATAGCGGCTGCTATTGCAGGCAGAAATGCTTTAGCAGATGACCTTGCTCGCGACCCCGAAAATCCTGAATTGCAGGAAGCTTATGCACAAGCCTTTGAAAGGGCAGAGCAATTAGGCCGGTGGGGCGAGGAAATGTTTTCGTGGGCAGAAACTGTGCGCGGAGAGCAAAGAGCCGACCCGGAAGAGAATGCTGTTGAAGAAGCAGTGACCATCGTAAGCCCTACTAATATTATTGGGTATATAGGCTCCCCTGCCGCAGTTAGTGACGAAGATGAAGCCGAAGACGTTTTTGGGCAGGAGGAAGTTGGGGCGCTTGCTGATGCAGAGGCTTTCAGCGATGACGACTACGAGACTGAGGCGACTGTGGTTTCTCCGACGGGGACCCTGTCCAACGTCAATGCGGCGGCAGCCGGTCCTTCGCTCAGTGGCGGACTCCGGGGCGCCAGCATAGGTGGGACGCTTGCCGGTCCTGCCGGCGCAGTTATCGGGGGCTTGATTGGTGCCTTCGGTTCGCCCTTCTCGCAGACCGCCACCCTTACCCCTGAGCAAATTCACGCCCGCGCAGTACAGGGCATGCTTGGCGAGGAAGCGGCTGCAACTCCTTCTGCCCAGCCCGCCGCCTCCTCTTTCGATCTTGCTGGTCAGATAGCAAATCTAGAAGCTTACGCTGCCGCCAATCCCCTCGGAGGAACGGGTTACGGCCCCATTGGTTCCACGACGGAGGGCGGCCTGACAGGCATGGGCCCGAACCCCGGAACAATGTCTTTGTCGGACATCTCAAATGCGATAGGCGCGTTTGGCAGCGTGTACGGCGGCGCCCTATCCGGGATTGGCAACGCAGTGTCTGGCGCTCTATCCGGGACTCCTGCCGATACTGAGCAAACAGCCACCGTGGCGGGCCCTTCCGGAAGCCTGACCACCACGTCTCCCGCCGCCGTTACCGGGGGTCTTGCAGACTTGGGCGGTGATACAGATGGCAAGGGGATAGGCGACACCACCGCCGACACCGGTCCTACGGCTGGTGATAAGAGCGGCCCCGGCGAAGGCGGCGAGAAGGGCGATGCTCCCGGCGATGCTCCTAGTGGCGACGCCCCGAGTGGCCCCGGCGACGGACCCGGAGATGGTGGTGACGGCGGTGATGGCGGAGATGGTGGCGACGGTGGTGACGGGGGAGATGGTGGAGATGGCGGCTATAAGGAAGGCGGCCTAGTCCGGTTTGCGAAGGGCGGCCTCATTCCACTGGCGGGCGGCGGCAAGATTGCTGTGGGTCCCGGCGGCGGCCTCGACGACCTGATCCCGACTTCCATCAATGGTCGCCGCGCCGCTGCGCTTTCGGATGGCGAGTTTGTCATCCCCGCTGACGTTGTGTCCATGATGGGCGACGGTTCGTCCAATGCGGGTGCCCGCCGTCTTTATGATTTGATGCGACAGATTCGCGGCGCCAAGACCGGTACTACGCGCCAAGCCGGTCCTCTGCCTGTTGGCGAAATTCTTAAGAGGAGCCTTGGCCGATGAGCCTTCTTGGTGATCTTTTCGGCACGGGGAAGCAAACTACTTCTACCACGCCCCAAGTTCCTGCCGACGTCGAAGCCGCGCGCAAAGACTTGCTGGCCCGCGCTCAAGCCTTTGCCGCCGAACCCTTCCCCCTTTACAACCAGCCGCAGACTGCCGGCTTCACGCCCGACCAGCTTGCCGGCTTCGACACGACCCGTGACCTTGCGGCGCAATCCGGGGCTCTTGGGGCGCTGACTCCCGGCCTTATTCAGCAGGGCATCTCGGCAGCGCGAGGCCTTGCAACTACGCTGCCGGAAACCGATATCGCAGCGTACATGTCGCCTTACACGGAGGCGGTCATTGACCCGACCATCCGCGACATTGAAGAGCGGGCTGCCCGCGAGCGTCTGCGCCTCGGCCAGCAATCTGCGCGCACCGGCTCGTTCGGCGGTTCCCGTCAGGCCATCGCAGAAGGTGAACTTGAGCGCGGCACTCAGCGCAACATCGCTGAACAGTCTGCTCTCCAGCGGCAACAAGCTTACAACCAGGCCCTTCAGCAATTTCGACTTGACCAACAACGCATTCCTGAGCTATACTCTAGCGCCATCGGACAGGTGGGCGCAGGCCTCAATCAAGTTGCAGGGCGCTTTGGCACTGAAGTCAATCCTATACTCCAGATCGGCGGAGCCCAGCAAGCCCTCGATCAGCGCAACCTCGACGTTCTTCGCCGGTCCTTCGAGGAGGAGCGCGATTACCCGCTTCGTGGCATCGACGTTCTGCGCGGTTCCCTCGGCCTCTCGTCCCAGAACCTTGGCATCGGGTCGCAGCAATCGCAGCCAGGCCCGAATGTTCTCGGTAGTATCCTTGGCGGCCTGACCCAGTTGCCCAACGCAATTTCCGGCGCCCAGACACTGGGCAAGTTCTTCGGCTTCGGAACATAAAGGTAGGATACTTCCATGGACCCGCGCTCCGCAATTCCCGCTGATACGCAGGCCGCTAGGCTGGACCCCGGCTTCAGCGATCCGTCCGCATATGGACCCCAGCGCCCGGTCGCACAAGAGCAGCCGTCAGTCCTCGACATGCTTCGCAGGCGCATATCCCGCGAGATGGAAGGGCAGGACCTTCAGCGCCTTAGCGAATTTGGCGCGGGCATGCTTGCCTCCGGTAGCCCCAACTTCTTCACCATGCTAGGTGCCGGTGCCCGCGCGCAGGCCCAAGGCGATGCTTCGCGCATGGACCGCCTCCGTCAAGTCGCTGAAGCCGAACGCCAGCAACGTGCCCTCGACATCGAGGAACAGCGCCGTCGCGAAGAACTTGCCCTTCGCCGCCAAGAACTAGAAGCCAACGCCCCCTACCGCGCCGCACAAGCCGACCAAGCTCGCGCCCTTGCAGAATACTACCGGCAAGGCGGTCGCGGCGGTGGCGTCAGAGGACAACTCACCGAACGTGACTTCGCTAATCTGTCTATGCAGGCGGCACGGCGGGCAGCAACTGAAGTTCCCGATCCCCGACCCGGCAGTCCGGAAGCCGTTGCTGATACACCGGCTGCGGCAGAAGCTCGTCGCGTGCGTCGTGAACAACTTGCCCAGTCTTATTTCGCAACAGCGTTGGAAGCCGCAGGCCGTGGCCCTGCACCCGGTTCGACTGCTGCTGGCGCGCCCGATGTAAGGACCGCTCCTGCCCCTGCCGCCACAATTGATGTGCGGGGCAATCCTGCTCGATGATCCGCGTTAAGCTGAACGACAATACCTTCATCGACGTAGAGGGCACGGACGATCCCCGAGTCGCCGCCCAAGCAGGCCGCCGCTGGTTTCAGCAGAACCGGCCCGAAGAGTTCGAGACATGGCGCCGCACCCAACTTGGCCTCGGCTCCTCCGCCGCACAAGCAGCCAGCGCCGGCATTGACCAATTCCAAAGCTCCCTGTTCTCCGCTGCTGAAGGACTGGGCCGTGCCGTCGGTTCCCCTAGCCTAGAACGGTTTGGTCGTGAGGGCCGCGTCGAACAGCAACTCCAAGCTGAGACCGCGTTCCCCTCCGAACTCCGCCAAGCCTTTACGGATGTTACCGGTGTCGGCAGTGCTGCCCGCGCAACCACCGAAGCCGTTGCCGGCTCCCTCCCTTCCACCGCTGCCGGTCTGGGCGGCGCACTCGCGGGGGCAAAGCTGGGCGCACCCCTCGGCCTGCCTGGTATCATTGGCGGCGGTATTATCGGCGGCACTCTTGCGGCAGTCCCGCAACTCTTCGGCACCAACATCGAACGCCAGATCCAAGAGAGCGGCGACATCACCAGTCCCGGTGCTGCTGCCCGTGCCGCTGCCATCCAAGCTCCCCTCGAAAGCGCCGCTGACGTTGCCACCCTCGGTGCAGCCCGCATCCTCCGCCGTCCCGCTACCGAAGCCGCCCAAGCAGCAGGCGCAGGCCTCGGTCGCCGCGTCGCAACCGGCGCTGCCTTTGGCGCAGGCGTCGAAACCCCCGTCGAATTGGCACAGACCGCACTTGAACGTCAACAGGCTGGACTCCCTGTCTTCACGCGGGAAGGTGGCGCTGGCCGCGAATACCTCGAAGCTGCTTTCGGCGGCGCGGCTGCTGGCGGCGTAACTGGCGGCGTCCTCCGTGGCGCATTTGGCGAACGTCCTGCTCCCGCTGCTCCCGAAGCCGCCCCTGCTGCCGCTGCCCTCGCTCCGACACCTGATGTTGCTGCGGCTCCACCGCCTGACATTGCGGCTGCTCCCGAGCGCCCGGCTCCCCTTCCGCTGCCTGACCGGCCCGAGCCCCTCGCAACCCGCGAAGAAGCCGAAGCCTTCGTTGCAGAGGACCCGCAAAACCGCACTCCGCCCATCTCGCCTGACGCCAATCCCACGGCCTACGTCGACCTTGTAAACAACCGCCGCGTCGGCCTCTGGGAAGAGTCGGTTGCCGGCACCAAGACGCAGGCTGTTAGAGAGTTCTTCCCGCGCGCCACCGACACCCAGCAGATCACGCCTGATATTGCCCTCGGCAATCTTGCGGAAGCGGCGGGCAGAGGCGACCTAAACCTGAACTCCTTTACGCCCAACGCTGTTGCCCGCGCGGCCCTCGCCTCTCGCGACATCGACCCCGACGCCGTTACGCCGGCCCAAGTCAGCGAAGCCTCTCGCCAACTCGACGCGCTCGCAGAGACGGGCGTCATTCGGCGCAACGTCACCGAGACTACTTCTACTGAGAAAGGCAAGAAGGTCAAGAGGCGCAAGACTTCCTATGCAGTCAACTACGGCACCCCTGCCCAAGCGCAGCCTACACCCACGCCGACACCCGCGCCTGAAGCCGCTCCCGCAGCAGGCGCCGTTCCCCCGACCACCGAAGGGGCGCCGATCCCGGAAGCTGCGCCAACACCGCCTGCCCCGCAAGCCCCTGCCGCTCCCGCTCCAGCACCTGCCCCCGCCGTAGCCGACCCTGTTTACGAAGCAGCAATCAGTGCAGTCGAACAGAGTCCCGCAGCAACAACCCGTACTCTTCAGCAAAACTTGGGTATCAGCTACAACCAAGCTGCCCGGCTACTTGATCGTTTGGAACGAGACGGCGTCATTAGCCCAGCCAACGCGCAGGGTCAACGCCGCTTCCTCGGGCGCCCCGCTCCTGCCCGCCCGGCTGCGCGCACGACCGTCGAAGTGAATGGCGTTCGGCGGGAGACTACGCCCGAGACGTTGCAGCAGACCGTCAACGAGATTCGCACGGCAGCGCCGACGCCCAAAGAAGAACAGTTGGCGGGGGCGGCTGCCGCCCTTGATCCGGCTTCGGGCGCGGGCGAGACGACGCGCACTGGTGAAGAAGCGGTTCTTGCTACGCCGAAGAACATGCCGCTCAAGGAGCAGCAAAAGGTTCTTGATCAGCAAGTTAAGACGCTGTTCGCGGGACCGAACGATGGCTTTCGTGGAGGCACACTGCGGCGCCTGCTCGCTTCGTCGTTGACAGGACTTGGCCGGCAGCCTATATACCAGCAGATTGCCGATATTGGCACCCGTATGGTGGACCGTAAGTATGGCGCCGCTGTCGATCTTGCCAATGCACTAGAGCCCCTGCGTGCCCTTCCTGCCGAATCGCAAGCTCGCGCCATGCTGGCATTGCAGGACTCCCGTTCTCGCCAGCAAATGTGGGATCGCAACGCCTTCACACCAGAAGAAAACGCTGCTATGGACGGCGTTATCGTTGCTGGTCAGCGAGGCCTCGATCTACTGATCGACGGGTTTACCCGCAAGTTCTTTGATCCGGGCCGCGCCAAGACGCCCCAAGATCGTGCCCGCCTCGAAGCCTTCCAGCGCACCAAAGGCGAACGCCTTATCACCAGTTTTCCGGATGCCGAACTGCGCGCAATCTCCGAAGAAGGCGCCAAGCAGGTTCGCACCTACAACGCCAAGCGTGATATGTTCTTCATGCCCCAAGTTGCGACAGGCACACATTTCGTCGCTGCCTATAGGCGCTTACCCGGCGGCAAAAAGGAACTGGTCCGCATCTATTTCTACAACCCGTTGAACTTCGCCCAGCGCCAGCGTCTTCGGGTCGGTGCCCAACGAGACTTCGAAGCCCTGTCCATTCAAGCTCTGCGCCAAGAGTTTCCGGACAGCAGCCGCTTCGAGATTATGACGCAGGGCCAAGAAGCCACCCGCGACGAAAACGCTGTCAAGTTGCGCCGCGACGGTGAGTTCATTGCCGACTACCTCCAGCGCCTAAGCAAGGTCAGCAGCCGCGACGCGCAACGCATTCTCGACCAGATGGCCGTCGAAATCGACAAGGCTTCGATGGACCGCTTCTTCAAGCGCAACGAAGACAAGCTGCGGGCCGTCACCCCGTGGAACGCCGTCGACTATGCACGCGAAGCCCTACCCAACTACTATCTTGCAGTTGCCAACATCCAAGCTCGCGAAGCCTATAAGGACGAGTTCAAGCGGGCGCAAGAGGGTTTCACGCCCGAAGAACAAAAGTACTGGAACGACTGGCTGAACATCAGCAGTACCCCGGTCGAGGCTTTCGGCGCAGGTCGTGCCGTGGCTGCCGCTTGGTTCCTTGGCTTCAACGTCAGCAGCGCCATGATGCAGACCACGCAGAACCTTGTCACTCTACCTGCCCGCTTTGCTCGCGACGGCGCCGGTCTTGCTGGCAGCGGCAAAGCTCTGAAGGCTGCCTTCCGCGACGTCTATGGTGCAGCCGACCTCCTCAAGGTTTTCGGCAAGGAACTAGACTACAGCAAGCGCGTTGCCAAACGACCGGGCCTGTCGGCCTCCGAGTCTTCTGCGCTTGACCGCGCCATTGCGGACGGGGTGGTGCGCCCTGCCCAACTTGTGACAATGCGCGGCCAGTTTGACGCAGACAACTTCCGCGCTGCCGGCATTGCTGACACTTCGGCTGCCGCCTTCGCTGACAAGGCCAACAAGTTGGTTGACGTTTCGTTCCGCATGCTAAGTACTGTGGACGAGACCAACCGCCTCGTTGCTTTCCTCTCCGCCTACCGTCTTGCGGAATCTCGCCCCGAAGTTATGACGCGCGCGGGCCGCCTTGACAACCGCGTCTACAAGGATGCTTACGAGTACGCCCGGTCTGTCGTCGACGAAACTAACTTCCGTGGTGGCATCGAAGACCAGCCTCTCATTACACGCTTCCATCCGGTCGCGCAAGTTATGACGCAGTTCTTGACGCCCTCGTTCAAATTCTTTGAGTTGTTCGGGCGCAGCGCCGCCATGGCAATCGACGGCATGAAGCAGTCCGACCCTACCATGGCCAAAGCTGGCGCCGTCATGTTCGGTCTGATGATGGCTTCCCAGATTGCCCTCGCCGGCATCTGGTCGCTGCCCTTCGCTGACCGTCTCAAGGAACTGACCGAGTTCGTCCTTAGCAAGGCATTCGATACCGAGTTGGACTTTGAACAAGAAATCGAGAAGCTCCCGATCACCAGCCTGTGGGCAT